TTTGTCAAAATATAAAAAGTAAGATAAAAGTAGTTATAGTAGGAAGTTTGCTGAATAAAATATCAATGTTGGTATATATATTTGAGGCTGTAACGGAGTCTGTTTCAAAGGAAAAAAATATAAATCATGATGAAGCAAGAAAGTTTCTTATCTCATGTATAAATGAAACATTGCAATATAATATAAATCATTAAACAGTAAATGATTATAGACGGTTGAAAGACCGTCTTTTTATAATAAATTATGCGTAAAAAATGTGTATTAAACTATTGACAAATGTGTAAAAAATGTGTATTATAAAATCCCCTATCTCAATATATTACTATAGATATATATTTGAAATGTGGAGGTTGATTATATGAAAGTGACATATCCAGTTATTTTTACCGATGTTGATACAAATATTTTGATTGAAGTACCAGATTTGGGTATTTTGACAGAGTCAAATGAGGAAGGTAAACCAAAGGGAAGTATGGCAGATGCAATCACAATGGCAAGAGATGCTATTGGAATAAGCTGTATTGAAGCAGAAGATAATGGAAAAGTAGTGTTGCACCCATCTAAGATGACAGATATTGATGTTTCAAAAGGAACATTTAATGAAGATGGAACAAGTATTGTGTCTTTGGTTGATGTTGATTTAACGGCATATAGAAGAATGTTAGATAATAAGACGGTTCGTAGAAATGTAACATTACCAAATTGGTTAAATCAGGAAGCAGAAAAATCACATATCAATGTTTCTAAAGTATTGCAGGAAGCATTAATGGCAAGATTAGGAGTATCAAGATAATATAAAAGGCGGTCGAAAGACCGTCTTTTTTAAAAAAACAAAATAAATTTAAAAAACTATTGACATAAGGGTAACCTTATAGTATAATATAATTGTAGCAAGGGAATGGCAGGAAAGGAGATAGAAATGGAGAACGAAGAAATGAACTTAGCGGAATTATTAAAAGATACAGCAGAGGAAAATCAAACAAGAAAAATCTTAGCAATCTTGGAAGAAAGCAAAGACTTACAAGACGCAAAGGAAAAAGTAAAAGCCCTACTTAAAAAGTAGAGCTTATACAATCCAAACCGAGGGCAGACCTACAACTTCCTGCTATCTGTCCTTGGTATAAAAATAATAGCAGGAAAATAAAAAAAAGTAAAGAGGTGATATGATGCCAACAGCACAGACAAAGGCAACTGAAAAATGGCAGAAGAAAGCCGGATATATGACAAAAGGATTTAAGTTAAAAAGAGAGTTAGCTGACGAATTTAAGGAAGCCTGTGAGAAGGCTGGAGTGAGTCAGGCAGCACAGATTTCCAAGATGATGCGTGAGTTTATAGATGAGCAGAAATAAAAAAATTTATTAAATTTCAAAAAAATGAGAATCACACGAAGCAATTCTGTGATATAATGCTAATATCGCAAGAGTAGGAACAGTAGTTTCGATTAAGGAGAGGATGCATATCTTCTCCTTTTTTCGTACACTTATAACGGTAATTGTACTGTTGGGAGGTGGTTGGTTGAATACTGTTGAGCCTATCAGAGATTTAGATGTTGTGATGGATATTGCTGAATATCTAAAGGGCAAGAGCGATAGAGATTATGTGATGTTTATGTTTGGCATATACACGGGACTTAGAATATCCGATATACTTAAGTTTCGTGTGCGTGATGTCAGGGATAAAGATGCTGTTTATATCAGGGAGAAAAAGACTGGGAAAGAGAAAAGGTTTCCAATCAATACAGAGCTTAAACCTGTCATAAAAGATTATGTATATGGCAAGGATGATTATGAGTATCTGTTTAAGTCTCCAAGAGGCAACAGACCAATCACAAGGCAGCAGGCTTACAACATTCTATCTGAAGCAGGCAGGCAATTTGATATTGATAAGATTGGAACGCATACACTTAGAAAGACTTTTGGTTATCACATGTACCAGCAGACGCATGATGCAGTGACGATAAAAGAGATACTTAACCATTCAGATATATCAATTACACTCAGATATATTGGAATAAATCAAGATAATAAGGACAAAGCAATAAAAAATTTATCATTTAAGAAGCGAAAAAGGTAGCTTCTTTTTTTATTATATGCGGTATTTGACATATTAAAGGAGTGTCAAGTAGAGGTAAATAATTTTGCTGCACTTTAATGAAAGAAGACAGATAAGAATGATTTGACAAAATATAAAGATATGTCAAATGAGTGAGGTTGAAAGATGGCAAAGGAATATGCGTACAAATTTTATCACAGTAAGGCTTGGAAAGACTGTAAGCGGTCTTTTATAAGTGAGAGGATTGCGGTCGATGGTGGTATGTGCCAGGAGTGTGGTAAACAGCTTGGATATATCGTACATCATCGTACACACATTACACCTGAGAACATATCAAATCCTTATATAACCTTGAATCATAGCAATTTAGAGTATGTCTGTAAGGATTGTCATGATAGGTTCGATGGGCATGGAGTTAATAACAAGAGACGGGGCTTGCTTGTCATGTTTGACGAGAACGGACAGCCTATAGCAAAGCTCTAACCCCCCTGTTTATGGGTGTTTGGGACATTCTAAAAACACCGGTAGCCTAGATTGATTTGAAATGCAGGTCATTTCATAAGGGGGGTGTGGTATCAGGAGGTGAGAACAGAGTGGTAACACCGGAAGAAATTGAAGAGGAAGCAATGCACAGGGATGAAAAAGCGGATAGTATTTCGCAGTATTTAGAGAAACAAAAGCGTGTGAAAAAAGAAGTTGCAAGATTAAAGCGGTTGTTTAAGGAGATTGACGAGAATAAAAAGAAACTTGTTTTAGCAACCATTGATGATGTTGCTTTTATGAGTATCACGATGCAGGACCTCAGGGAAAACATCATTCGTGACGGAACTACAGCGGAGTATAAGAACGGCGAAAATCAATATGGAACTAAGCAGAGTCCTGATGCACAGCTTTATTTACAGTTTTCTCAGAAACAGACCCAGGCAATGAAGATATTGCAGGATTGTCTTCCGAAAACGAAAGCCGTTGAGGTTGTTGAGAAAGACGATGGCTTTGACGAGTTTGTTGGAGGGCGTGAGGATGTATGAGAAGATATTGTTTAGATTACAATCCTATCCTTGAGTATTTTGATAGGATTGAAAAAGGTGAGATTAAAGTATCAAATAAGATATACAGATGGTACAAGTATCTTGCGTGGCATATTAAAAATCCGGATGAATATCATTACTCGGCAAAGAGGGCAAATCATGTTTTGGAGTTTGCGGAAAACTATTGTAAATTGTCAAAACATAAGAAGGGAACGACAAATGATGTTCGTTTAGAACTGTGGGAACAGGCACATCTTGCCGCCGTGTTTGGCTTTATTGATGATAATGGAAACAGACAGTGTAGAGAGTCGATTTTTATTGTTGGTAAGAAAAATGGTAAGTCGCTGCTTGCGTCTATCGTTGGTTTGTATCTTCTTATTGCGGATGGAGAGCCTGGAGCGGAGATATATGCCGTTGCGACTAAGAGAGAACAGGCAAATATCATTTGGGAAGAAGCAAAGAGAATGGTGCTTAAATCGGCGGCACTTCGCAAAAGGATAAAGCCGCTTGTGTCAAAGCTGTCCAGTGAGGAGTTTAATAATGGTGTGTATAGACCACTTGCATCCGATAAAGACAGTCTTGACGGTCTGAATGTTCATGGCTGTATGATGGATGAAATTCATCAGTGGAAGAATGGCAAAGCATTGTATGACATTATGGCAGATGGTGTGACGGCTAGAGACCAGCCGCTTATATATATCACATCTACGGCAGGAACTATCAGGGAAGATATTTACGACCAAAAATATGATGAAGCTGAGAGAGTTATCAATGGTCTTTTTGATGATAACGGATACAAAGACCCACATCTGTTCCCGTTTATTTATGAGCTTGACAGCCGTAAGGAATGGGTTCGGGAAGATTGCTGGATTAAGGCAAACCCCGGCTTGGGAACCATCAAGAATAAAGATACACTGAGAGACAAAGTAAGAAAAGCTCAGGAAAATCCGCTTCTTGTAAAGAACCTTGTTTGCAAAGAGTTTAATATCAGAGAGACATCATCAGAGAGCTGGCTTAATTTTGAAGATATTGATAATAACGCATTATTTGATATAGCAGAGCTTAAACCAAGGTATGGAATAGGCGGCAATGACTTGTCATCAACCAATGACCTGACAAATGCAACAATGCTTTTCATGGTGCCCGGTGATGATAATATCTATGTTGAGCAGATGTACTGGATTCCGGAAGATTTGGTGGAGCAAAGAGTAAAAGAAGATAAAATTGAAGACAAATGGACATGGTTACAACGAAAAGACTGTTAAAACATACTGGGATAAGGTTGTTAAAGCAACGAAAAAAGGAACATCTGCACATACAGATGCTTTAAAACAGTATTATGAGGCAAGAAATAATCTTATTAACAGTAAAAAGGAATATTTGAGTAATTATAAGAAAAGTTACAAGGAGTATATGTCAACTCTTAGATCAGAGTTGGAAGAACTTAAAAAAACATATAATGAATCCGTGATGTCAACTAAAGAGTCGATTGCATCAAGTTTCAGCATTTTCAGTGATGTAAGTCTGACAAAAACGGATGACGAGAATGGTCTTGTAGTGAATTTACAGCGTCAGGTTGATGCACTTCAAAAATGGCGTACAAACCTGCAGGTTCTTCGTGACAGAGGAGCATCTGACGAGATGATGAAAGAAATCGAGGGTCTTGGAGTGAATTCTGCCGGTGATGTCGAAACGCTTACAAAGATGAATAATGAACAGTGGGCGGAGTACAAGCAGTTATACAGTCAAAAAAATGCTGTAGCAAAGATGGAAGCTGTAACGCAGAATAAAGATTTAAAAAAGTCTACAGATAAGAAAATGAAAGAACTTGAAAAAACATATAAGACAAAGATAGCCAAACTCAAAAAAACATATCAAAAAGAAATGAAATCAATCGGTGCGAATGTGGCAAAAGGTTTTGCAAATGGTATCGAAAAGGGAAGTAATGATGTGTATAAGGCTATAGCGAAACTGACAGGGCAGACGGTGAAGCAGGTTAAGAAAAATCTTGGAATACATTCACCGTCAAGAGTGATGGCTGAACTTGGGGCATACACAGGTCTTGGATTTGCACAGGGATTGCAAAGAGAAACACAGGGACTTGCAGATATTATTACCGGAAATCTTCCAACAACAGTACCTCAGGTAAATGGTAAAGCCGCATCGGGATTACAGAAATCAAGTCAGTTAAATCTTACGATTCAGATGGATGGAAATGTAGTTGGAAAGGCTGCGTTAAATACTGTAGATATGTTACAGGGTGCAAAGGTAAGTCTTACAAGAAGGGGGATAGCAAATGCGTGATTTTTCATTTAATGATATAAGGGCATCAAGTAAAGGAATGACAGTCGAAAGTATAGATATTGGCTATCCTGCGGTTAAAACAAGTGAGATACCGGTACCGTATCGTGATTCAGTAATAGATGCGTATGATCTTAACGGAATGAAAGTTTATGAGGACAGAACGATTACCGTGAAAATGTGGAAAAAGTGTTCAGACAGGGCAGAAGTGGAGAGGACTAAACATGATATAGCGGATTGGCTGTATCCACCTGCGGCAAGAAAAAAATTTATCGACAGTGCAATGCCTGATTATTATTTTTTAGCGAAAATAAGTTCTTTTGATGCATCTGCCTCAACCAGAAAGGCTTGTATTATAACAGTTACATTTAAAGCGGATCCGTATATGTATTCATCGAAAGAGGGTGTGAAAAATACTATATGAGAACTATTAGGATTGAAAACATTGAAGATGGAAAGCCTAAGCAGGAAATTATTTTTGATATGCAGCCGGATCATATGGAAAGAAAATTGTCGGGAAGTATATCCAGGGAATTAAATTGTGCGGATTCTTTGTCTTTTGACATTTATCCGGATAATCCGGGATATGATATGCTTTCACCTTGTCTTACTAAAATATGGTGTGTTGATACGCCGGAAATAGAATTTTTAGGCAGGGTTCTTAAAGCCGTTCCTTTGATGGACAACACGGGAGCCATATATAAACAGGTAACCTGTGAAGGGTATCTTGCATATCTTCAGGACAGCAGTACAGAGATAGAAGCGTTTGATATGTCACCTGTCGAGCTTGCAAAGGAACTTATAAACAGGCACAACAGTAATGTGCCTGAACATCAATTTATAATTGAATTTGATGCCACTGTCACAGATACGCAAAAAGCGGAGCTGTCAACATCCGGAGGAACGACATTTGATGAGTTGTCAGCATTGATTTCAAAGTATGGCTGGGAAATATCGGTATCTTATAAAATGGACTTAGTCGAGGGAAAAGCATTATTCGATAAGCTGACAGTGTCAAAAAAGATTGGAAAAATATGTGGGGACAGTGTAATAGAGATTGGATATAATCTTTTGTCCTATTCATGTGAACAGGACATGAGTACACTTTGTACGAGAATACTTCCGTTAGGTCAAAAGATTTATACCGATGAGGATAATCTTGAAAGGGTTTCTATAGCCGGTGTAAATGGAGGAAATAAATATCTTTCAAAAAATGAAGATGTGTATGGTGTTATACAGCGTACTGTTTTGTATGAAGATATTAATGATCCGACTGAACTTTTAAAGGAGGCACAAAAGTATATTGATATATATTCTGTGCCGTATAGCAGTTATACGATATCAGCCATAGACCCACATAATCTTAATGGTAATAAAGAGAGAATACAGGTAGGAAATTGGTACAAAGTTAATGCAAAAATGCTTGGAATTGACGGTGTGATGCTTAGAGTAAACAAACAGACGATAAGCCTTGACAGTCCCGCAAATGACAGTTTTAGCGTAGGCAGCACGGCGGCTACGGCATCGGGTTCTATAGCAGGTGCAGTGACAGGGGAAAAATTAAGTCTTTTGGCTGACCAGAGTAATACCAACAACATTATTGTGACAAAGCAGCTTGCCGCACAGCAGGCATGGATAAATGACCTGGTAGCAGTCAACATAACTACTGACAATCTTAAGGCAAAGGTAGCAGAGATTGACAGTCTTACAGCTAATGATGCAATCATAAAGAATATTATTGCACAGACTATTACGACTGATAATATTTCGGCGGCAGTTGGAAATATAAAAAATCTTACTTCTGAGTCGGCACTTATTAACAATATCAGAAGTACGATTATCACAACGGATTTTTCAGATGCAGTTGTCGGAAGAATGAGTGACGGAGTTATTACAAATGCTCTTATCAAGTCCTTGACTGCGGATAAGATAGCATCCGGTACAATCTATACGGATAATGTTCAGATACAGTCAAAAGACGGGACTATGGTGCTGAAAGACTCTACCATGCAGATTTCTGACGGAAAGAAAGTGAGAGTCCAGATAGGTAAGGATGCAAACAACAATTATACTATTATAATTTATGATGCAAACGGAAATGTGCTCTGGGGCGAGGGTGGAATTACTGAAAATGCCGTAAGAGATGGTCTTATCAATGACAGGATGGTGGCGGATGATGCAAACATCAATGCCAAAAAGGTAAATATTCCATCTTTGGTAAGAGAGATAAACAATGGAACTGAGACTATCAAATCAAGTGCGATAAATTATGATCCTACGGGACAGAGTCTTAATATCGCATTTAATAAGATTGTGTCGCAGCTTCTTGACGACATAGGATTTAACCAGTATTACGATGCACAGAAAATGCAGGAGGGATGGATATATGTCGGAGAATACGCTCATAGTGGAAATGTGCAATGGGACAGGGAACATAAGCATTATGAGTGTGACATTGTGAGATTGTCGAAGAAATATTCTTATGTAAATAATTCATTTATGCCTTTAGATGGTACGGCTTATACATTGTCAGCTTACATAAAAGGCAGAGCAATGATATATTATCCGACTGCTCTTGAAACAGGAGATGTATTTGATAATGCAGAAACAACAAGGGTAAAATACGATTTTGTGTATGACAGCACGAAAGGAAAGCCGGTATTTACCCCGGCAGATGATGACGGAGTAATAGAGATATATGCGATAAAACTTGAATATGGCGGAGCAATGACAGAATTTTGTCTGAGTGCTGATGAGGAAGAAAGAGAAAGCAGGGTTCAGATGGCGAACTTTGAGGTGAGCAACACAAACCTTAAATATGAACTCTATGAAAAGAATGAGGAAAATCAGCAGAAATTTTCGCAAATTGATGTGAACATTGATGGCATAAAAGAGGCTGTCGGGGTAATCCAGGGGGACTACATAACAAGTGCAGCATTAAATCTTAAAGCGGATGAGATAAATGCAAAGGTTTCCGAGACATATCAGACAATAGATGGTATGAATAATTATGCAAAATCATCAGAACTTGATTTGAAAGCAGATTCGGCAACGCTCGGAAACTATCAGACGATAGCTGGGATGAGCAGTTATGCAACTACGCAATGGGCACAGGGACAGATAAACAGTAAGGTTTCTGTCGGCGGAGTGTGCAGTGAAATAAATCAATCATCAGAGCAGATTGCACTTAATTCAAATCGTTTGGTTGTTAATAGCACAAATTTCAAACTTGACGGTTCGGGAAATGGCTCAATTGGTGGATGGCATTTTGGCAATGGATATATGTATTCAGACGGA